CCTAAATCAAAACCTGTAAATGTAGGAGCAGGCATAAGATCTGGTCTTATTGATTGTCTTATGTCCTTGAGTCCGCCTTCTTTACGTTTAAAATCTTCTTTTACAGCTTTACCGTATAATGCTGCAAGAGATGCTAGGCCTGGATTAATACCCATAAAGCTACCATCACCACCACCAAATTGACCATCTGGACCTTTTAAAGAATCTTCTATGCCTTTTATAAATCCAGGTGTGTTGCCCTTACCTAATATTGATCTTCCTATGTTAAAACCTGTGCTTGGAACATTTACACCAGGTATAGCTATAGTATCACCAGCCACAATAGCATTTGGATCTTTTATTGATGGATTTGCTTGTAATAGTTGATCTACAGATACATTATTTGCTGCAGCAATACTATTTAAAGTATCACCTTGTTGAATGGTTTGTTGTGCAGGTTGTTGCCCTCCACCCATACCTAACATGCCGCCTATGCCGCCTCTTATATTTCCTGCGGTGCTCAAAATAGTAGATCCAACATTGCCTAAAGTACTTGCAAGACCACCTAAACCAACATTACTCATGCCAGCACCAATAGCACTACCTACACCACCTAAAGCACCGCTTAATGCACCACCAACTCCAGGTATTAACAAAGCACCTGCAATAGGAGCTACCTTTTTAACTACTTTCTTTAAACTTTTACCTAACTTCTTAAGAAACCCAAACTCAGCCATACCTGTAATAGGGTTGATAGACATACCTTCACCAACAGTATATTCATTTGGATCTAGTCCAGCAGACATCATTTCTTTTTTTATTATTTCTTGTGTTTTAGGAGAGATAACTGGTGGTACTACCATTTCTCCTGGTGCTACGTGGGCAAGCATAGAATCTTCTCCTCTTCCTAATCCAGCTATGCCTTTACCTGAGTTGTCTATTCTATTCATGCTCAAATCATTCCTCATTACATTTTAACCAAAATACCAATAAGTATCTATCTCCTGATTCTACTGCAAGTCCCCTGTGCATATGAGTAAAACTCGGAAAAATTAGAGCGTGGCCTGTAGGTAGAGGCTCGACTGTACCACGTTTCAAAAACTCAGTTCCGCCACCTTTGTACTTTCCTGTGTTCAAAGGAACTACCATACTTATATCAGCACTTGCATCATGATGCCAAGCACCTTGTTTTTTATCCTTTAGATTATAGTTGGCTATTTGTATTCCACCGCTATCTACGTGTCGATTCCAAATATTCAAAAATATAGGATTACCTATAGTATATATCGTTTGCATGAGGGATTGGAAGATTTGTGGGCAATTATCTTGAAAAGTAATTTCTGGTATTTGTCGCAGATCATCCTCTTCTGGATTTGGTTTGAAGCCATAATGTGCTTCTAAGTTCTTCATTTCATCAAGTAATATCTCGCAAAACTTCTCTGAAAAGAATGGCACTGTATATACGTCTTTCAGTGGTTCTTCTATTATTTTATCTAGTTTTGTGTCTTTTCTAGGTGCTGTGCCACTGTCTTCGTAGAAATCAACAATAGGTTGTATAGACTCTTTTACAGCCTTGAATGTATCTTTTTGTATGTACCAGTCGGAAGGGTAGGCTAAAAGTATATTCTTTATTTGGTATCTTAGGTCTTCTGCCGTGTTTATCATATATTGATTGTAGTGCTACCTGCTATATTTATAGTGACCTTACCAACACTAGAAGTCATTTCAAACCCTTGTGGCAGTGTCCTGTCTCCAATATCTATCCACTGATTGCCTGTATATACTTGTAAAACACCAACAGTAGTATTCCAAATAATACTACCATCGTTAAATTTTAAGGTATTTTTCTCTGCGTCAGTAATTTGTCTTACGTTATCTAAATCAACTGCACCTAGATTTATTTCTAGTATTCTTACTAATCTGTTGAAAATATCAGATGTGACTTGCTCAGATGCTAATGGTAGTTGAGTTTGTAATAGTTTGCTCATCTTCTACCATCAGGCTTTATATCTATACGTGTTGCTCCTAATCTCCAACCAATACCAAGATTACCATCATCAGTTGCATCATCGTCTGATTCAAATCTAAGTGCTATCTGTCTTGATCTGCTTCTTACATAAGCTTGTTGAGTGCTTGCACTTATTGCACTGGTTGAATTGGTTGTAAGAGAGTCACCTGGAAAATTTCTAGTTTTAAGAACTATATTAACATTACAGTTATTGTTGTCTTGAATAAACTTATAATCAGGAATAATTCGTTTAATAAAGCTAAACTGTTCACCGTCACCTATATCCATATCAGAACTTTCAATATAAACATTAGTCATGGGTGAACCGTCATCATCAAATCCTTTTTCTTGTTGATACAGATAACCACCAGAAACAGCTCTAGGATAGTTTACAATACCTGAATCTAACCATGCCGTTCTTGATAACTCTCCATAAAACCATACTTGCTCAACATAGTTATAAATAACATATCTATCTACCTCATCAGAGCTTGATGAACAGTAAAACCAACCTACTTCACTTTTATCTTTAATAGTAAAAGCATTAACTTTAAACGATTGTGTAAGGTTTATATCAGTAAATACATAATTGTGTACAGAACAAGGTAGTGTTTGTACGCTACCATTATATACGTAAAAGTTGTTGTAACTCATCCAATAAACACCACTAGGCGTTGTTACTGCGGCTTTTGGACCTACTAGACCTGTTCCCTCGTTAATAAGGTTTATACCAAAAGTGAATGGAGGACCTATAAATTGCATACTGTAAAGAGCTGTATCAGTCCATACCAGTATCTCTTGTCTTGCTTTTACACCACCAATAATTGAAGATCCTGAAGATAATCTTAATGACCCTGCTGTATTAGTAGATAACGGTTCAAAATCTAAAGCGTTTTCTTGATCACTAAATGCAATAAGCATAGGATCTATGGTTCCTGTTCTTGCTGAACCAGATATAGGATCACAACCTAAAACAATAAGATGTCTGTCTTTTTCTGAAGTTATAACCTGTAAACTTTTTGTTGGTACTAAATTAGCACCAGAGATACCTGATAGTTCTACAGCTCTAGCTGATAATCCATCTTCTTCTGTCCACTTGTAAATACCTGCGTTTCTTTGAGCAATAATTAAATCTTCACCAAAGTTATCATGAGTCCACAATCTTAATTGGTTGGTATCGCTCAAAGCTGATGTGCTACCAAAAGCACCAGAGCCCCAACCATTTAATCCCCAGCCTGTACCAGGGACATATACATCTAGTCCTACATTTAATTGATAGGTTCCAACAACAGATGAACCACCATTACCAGTATCCGAAGAGTTAGCTGTTACAGTTGCACCAGAAGTGTCTTTAGCTTCTATGGTATAACTATTTGCATTTACAACATTGGATATTTGGTATTCTTGGTTTAAAACTGCTGCTGTAATATTTCCGCCTAGTGTTGCTGCACCTGAAAATGTAACAAAATCATTTTTTACTGCACCGTGGGCTGTATCTGCAACTGTAATAGTAGCATCACCATTTGTAGCAGAAAACGTAACATCACCGGCTGCTGTTGTAGATCTAATAGGTGTTATGTCATTAAAAGTTCCACCAGACTCTATGTAATATTTCCAAGTAGTGCCTAAACCTAAAAATTTAGTACCCTCTAAAGAAATCCAAGGATGTAAAGCTCTTGCTGTTCCTAGGTAGGTGTTGCTAGTAAGTTTTTCCCAACCACCAAATTTCTCTGGTCTGCCCTTACGAAATCTAATAAGATTACAATCAAACCAACCGCCTTCGTTATCGTAAGCTGTTCCTTCTCTATTGATGCCTGGTCTAAATGTAAGTTTCTGCAATGGCATTGTTATACCTCATGCCATTCTTTGCCTTCAAACAGCAAAGATTCTGCTTCTCTTCTTCTTACCAAACCTTGTAAAACCTTTCCACCAGCTTTGTTCCATCTTTTTATTTGTGCTGGTACATCATTCCAATCTGGGTGTGAGCTATTTAAAACTTTTAATAAAGTTGAGCTTTTTAAATTAGCTGGCCCAAGATTAAATACCCATGATACCATAGCATCAAATTCGTTTTGTTTTAAATTGGTTTCAACCATGTCATTTATATAACCTTCGTATTCTTCCATTTCGTGTAATAACAATTCATCGGCTTCTTCTTGGGTAATAGTATCACCCTCTTTTACACCTTTGGTAGATCCATAGCCTATTGTCCAAACTCCTGCCGCACATTTATATGCTTCTAGTTCGCAACCCTCAAACTTTTTAATTAAAGATAAACCTTCTTGTGAAATATTCATATTACTGCTCCTCTGTGGTTGTAGTAACCTTTTTATAATAAACAACAACTTCTTTAAGTTCATTTATATACCTTTTTAGTTCCTGCATATTATATGCCATAAGCTCATAATCGGGCACAGACATAGCTAAGAATACCACTTGACCGTGTTCTTTCTCAACTCTTGTTATAAATTCATCTAAATTTTTATCTGAAACGACATACCAATATGGATCTTTTAAATCTATTTCTCTTGGCATAATAGGTTGCACAATAGTTCTTTCTATAGGTTTTGCTGTAACTTCTATCTGTTTAGTTGGTAGAAGACTGCAACTGCAAGCCATCATCAAGACTGTCAATGTTACGACTATCTTCTTCAATGCTATCAAATACATCTTTAGTTCCTTTGTTTACTCTTGGTTCAATTAAACCAGGTTTAGCTGCTGCTAACTTTGTTAAATTATGTCTTTTAAATATGTCAAGATATCTTGACATCTCTTGTTGTATCTCTTGATTTTTGCTTTGTAATTCTAAAAGACTATTTGTTTGTAGTGTGAAATCGTTTTGTAAACTTTTTATAGCTTCTTCTTGTGTAGCTACAGCACCTTCTAATGCAAGATTATTAGCTAAAAGAACTTTGTTTTGATTGTGGAGGTAAAAAGTTATAAGGGACATAACAAGTATTATGCCTATTAAAACTTTGCTCATACAAATCTAGATAATACCAGTGACACTAATATGAATGGATATACAGCCCAAATCATGTTTTCTAACTTGTCAAACCTTTTAGAACCATCTTCTAATCTTTTTTCTATATTTGCATATCTTATAGAACACTCTTTTTCGTGAGTTTCTATTTTGTTTAGTGCGTTATTTGGATTTTTCATAAGATTGTATAAATATTTATAGATTTTTCTTTTCCTTTTACCTTAATGCTATCTAACTCTTTAAGCGTTATTTGGTCGCTAAAGTTTTTTGCATGAATAGTATCATAACCTATAACAATATCTTCTCCAACCACCTTCGTAGAACTCTCTAAACGTGCTGCCAAATTAACAGCATCACCTATGGCTGTGTAATCAAATCTAGTATCGCTACCCATGTTACCAATAACAGCATATCCGGTATTCACACCTATACCTATTTCAACACCCAGACCCGCAAATTTTATTTGGTCTTGAATTTCTTTTGCACAAAGAACTGCTGCTGTTTCGTGGTTTGGTAAATCTAAGGGTGCATTAAATATAGCCATCATAGCGTCACCAATATACTTATCCACCATACCGCCAAAGTTTTTTACAGCATTGGCTTGAATAGTTAGAGCTTTGTTCATTATTTCTGTTACTTCTTCAGGTTCTAATTTTTCTGATAATGCCGTAAAGCCACGAACATCAGTAAAAAGAAAAGTGCAATATCTTCTTTCACCACCTAACACTAAAGATTCTGGATTGTCTTGTAACTTTTGAACTTGTCTAGGATCAAGATAATGCTCAAACTGTTTTTTAATTTGTTGGCGTAATTTGTACTGTTTTCTAAAGTTTAGATAGAAAGCAATGGCACCAGTAATGAATTGAGAAACAAAAGTCCATGAAAAATCTATTAAATAGCCCTTTTGAATGCTAAAAGCTCCTGTAAAGCCCGTAGTGAAGAGTAAAACCACAGCAAGACTTACGCCCTTAGTTACACCAAGATAATTAATTACAAGCCACGTCAACGACACAAAAATTCCAAAAATTAATATTTCTAACGCAAGAGCAAAATCTGGCACAAACGGAGACTTTTCTATCAATATTGACTCAGATAACGCAGCTTGTATTTTGTGCGGTTCTAATAAACCAACTGGTGTTGCAAGTTGTGGCATGATTCCAGGAGCAGTCACTCCAACAAATACAAACTTACCTGCAACATTCATTTCAGCTAGTGTAGTTTGTGGTGTATCAACCCAACTGATCCATTTGCGACCAAGATTATCTGTTTTAACTGGTGGTATTCCTCTTACAGCTATTTCTTGTATACCAACTTCATTGGTAGTAATAATGTATGTTTTAGCACCTGTAAGTGTTTTTAAGACTTCTGTACCAAAAGAACTAACATATCCATCAGGGGTTTTAAGTAACAATGGTATTCTTCTGACCAAGTTATCTATATCGACTGGTGCACTAGCAATACCTTGATTTGCATTTTCTTGTAGTACATCTATATTTTGTATAACACCAGGCGTAGACATACCACCGACATCATCACCCTTAATAACAGTGCCTGTAGTTTTAGGATAATTACCATTATCATTTTCAAACATTGCTAATACAGATGGTGCGTATCCAAGGGTAGAGGCAAATACTTCATCACCACCCATGCGATCAGCTTGTGGAAATCCTATAACCCAACCAACACCCATAGCACCTTCATTTATTAGATCTACTTGTATTTGTGCGAGTGTCCTCCTAGGAAATGGCCAACCCCCTTCTTCTTCAATATCTTCTTCTGTGATATTCAACACAACAAAATTACCAGATGGCTCTGGCGTAGTAACAAAAGCATCAAATACTTTTAACTTTAATATCTCAGTTGGCGTGCTTTGAAACACAAGTGGCAAAGACAGTATTATAAGTATTGGTAATAATAGCCGTTTCATTAATCACTTTGAGTGATAGTAATAACGCTGTCACTCCCTCCATTGATTTTTATTATATTAGATATACCATCTTGTATCAAAATAACTGTGTAGGCATCACTTCCGTTTAAATCTACTCTTACGCTTTCATTTACCTCTCTTCGAAGACTTATTACATTTCCTGTGATTAAAGCTGTAATTTGTGTATCAGGGTCTCTACCAAGCAAGGTACCACTAATTTGTGTGCTAGTAGTTTGGGCAAGAACATCCTCTTCTTCTGCTATAGCCAAAGCATCTAAAACATTTAATAAATCTTCTAAGTAATTAACATCTAAGTAGTTTATATCTAATTCTGTAAACTCAAGACTATCATCTTTTAAATAATCTTCTGCGAGATAATCTATATCTAGATCGTTAAAATCTAATACACTATCAGTTTGCGTATTAGTAGTTTCTTCTTCTGTTAACACCTCTTCTTTTGGTGGGGTAACAATTAGCATATTGTCAATAACATCTAGAGTTAAATCTAATATGACAGGTTTTGTGGGTGCTGATTCAAAGACACTTACTGTTGTGGCTTCGTATGGTTTATTTAGTATTACACTACCCATGGCAGTTACTACCTCTATCTCTCCGCTAGATAATCCTAAAGCATCTGGTAATAGTATTATGAGACTGCGACCTAGTTCATCTACTGTAGCTGTAAAATCAGTGCCACGTATTGCTATGTTAGCTGTGGGTGTTTTGAGTTGTATATTTTGTTTATCTATTCTATTGAGATTGCCTGTAATAAACCTAGCAGTGCCAAGACCAAAAGTGATAGCCATTTTTGACTTAGAAGGGTCTGGATCATAGATATATTCATCTATCAGAAGTTGTGAGTGTTCAGTTAGTTTTACAACAGAATCATCCAGGAAGGTAATAGCCATTCTGCCATCTGTAGTAATAGCTTCGTCATTACTTT